ACAGCGATGGTTGCTGTTTTTTATGATTCTTATGTATCAGCAAATCAAACTCTATCTTCTTCTTATTCAACTATTGATTTTGATACGAATAGACAAAACTCAGACACAGCAGTTTTTAGTGAAAGCGCAGGTGAAGTTACTGTTGCAAAAGCAGGGGTATATTTGTTTTCTTTTCAATTAACAATCGGTAATACTTCCACATCACGTTCAGAAGGAATAATGAGATTGCAAAGAAAACCCTCTGGTGGAGATTTTGCAGAAGTTGCAGGTTCAACAGCGAAAACCTATCATCGTAACAATTCACAAGATGGTTCTGAAGGTTCTGTGTCTCTCATGTATTCTGTTACAGCAGGGGATGTTTTCAGAGTGCAAGCAAAAAGAAATTCTGGTGGTGGTTCTTTAGTTGCAGATGGGAATGGGTGTAGATTTAATATTATGGCATTAAAGATAGGTTAATATGGCAAGAGATATTACAAACGCATTAAATACTGAATTTAATACTGATAGTATTAATCCTTTCTTTGCTGTCTTATTAGATTTTGAGGGCGATCCAATACGTCTTTGGACAGGGCTTGGAACAATTACTTTTGGCGGTGTTTCATATGTTGGGGGTGGCAATCTTCTTCAAGTATCACCTGTTGAAGAAACAGGTCAAATAAAAGCTACTGGAGCAACTATTGGATTATCAGGCATACCATCTGATTTAATATCTGCCGCTTTGAATGAAAATTATCAATCAAGAGATGCTACAGTTTTTTTTGGGGCATTAGATAATAATAATGCTGTAATAGCTGACCCTTATGCGATATTTCAAGGATTTATGGATATTATGTCCATAGCAGAAGATTCAGAAACAGCAACAATGTCACTTACATTAGAAAGTCGTTTGATAAGATTAGAAAATAGTAAGCTCAGAAGGTTTACAAGCGAAGATCAAAAGATAGATTTTCCTGATGATTTAGGTTTGGATTTAATTGCAAGTCTACAAGAAAAAGAATTAGTCTGGGGAAGGTAATGGGATTTTTTAAAGATTTTATTAAAAATATTACAAAGCCCGAAGTTATTGTACAAGCAGTCCTTATGACGTTGGTTGTAGGACCAATAGGAGGTTTGAGTAAGGTAATGACTGCGGTTGCATTCGCATCCGCAAATGCGGCGGCAATGTCGTTATCACCTACTCCAGAGCTACCTAATTTTTCTGATTTTTCTACGTTAAGTAATAATAGAACTCAGATGATTAAACAGCCTACTTTTCCTAGAAGGGCGGTTTATGGAGAAACAAGAGTATCAGGTGTTCTCGCTCATGCAGAATCTACAGAGAAAGATAAATATCTTCATATTGTTATCATGCTTGCAAGCCATGAGGTCAATGCAATAGGTACAGCAAGCGGAAGCAACACAACAGGTATATTTATTGGTGATGAAGAAATAACCATAGATGCAAATGGAAACTGCACATCCCCAAGTAAATTTGCAAATCTAGTGAGAATAAATACTCATCTTGGTTCTGATAATCAAGCGGCTGATTCTGATTTAGTTTCTGAGTCTACTGTTTGGACAGACCAACACAGATTACAAGGTATAGCTTATATTTATGCAAGATTGCAATTTAATAGAAATGCATTCGCAAATGGATTGCCAGATATATCAGTTAAAGTACAAGGCAAAAAGGTATTTGACCCAAGAGATTCAAGCACAGCGTATTCAAATAATCCTGCGCTCTGTATTCGTGATTATATGTTAAATTCAAGATTTGGCATGGGGGCATTTTCCACAGAAATAAATGATACTGATTTTACGATAGCCGCAAATATTTGTGATGAAACTGTTAATCTAAAAGCAGGTGGTAGTGAAAGTAAATATACTTTCAATGGTACAGTTGAGAGTTTAGAATCATCAAGAAATAATCTCACTAAAATGATTACTAGTTGTGGTGGTATTATTTACTATTCAAATGGAAAATTTAGTTTAAAAGCGGCTAAGTATGTAAGTCCTTCAATTACTATTACTGAGGATGATGTTGTGGGAGAGCTTTCTTTATCAACAAGAAAAAGTAAAAGAGATAATTTTAATGCTATTAAAGGCATACTTGCGCCAACATCAACAAATTTTATTCCTGCTGATTATCCTGCTGTCACATCAAGCGTATTTGAAGCAGAAGATGGTGAGCAGATATTTATTGACTATGATTTACCTTTTACCACTTCAACTGCAACGGCTCAAAGATTAGCTAAAATTCAACTGTATCAAAATAGGCAACAGATATTAATACAGTTTGGAACTACTTTGAAGGGGTTTAAACTTGCTATTGGGGATACCTTTTATTTTACTAATAAAAAATTTGGATTTACAAATAAAGTATTTGAAGTTGTAAGTTGGGGGTTCAAAGCTGATACACAAAGTGTTGGCATTGATGTAATAGCAAGAGAAACTGCTAGTTCAGTTTATGATTGGACAGAGGCAGTTGATGAAGCGAGTTTCCAACAAGATAACACAACCCTTCCAAATCCATTTGATATAGACCCATGTGGATTAACAGTAGTTGATGAATTACAAATATTTAATGAAAAGGCACTTTCTGTTATTGTAGCATCTCCAACATCTGATAGTGTTTATGCGGATCAGTTTGAGGTTCAAGCCAAGAAATCTACGGAAAGCACATTCATATCTTTAGGCACTTCATCAAGCCCACGTTTTGAACTTGTGGACGTGGAAGATTCATCAACCTATGATGTAAGAGCTAGAATAGTATCTTCTATTGGCGTTACATCAGATTTCACTACAGTACAGCATCAAGTTGTCGGTAAGACGGCTCTACCTGCCGATGTTACAGATTTCTCAGTAAATATAATAAATACAGAAGCGCATCTATCTTGGACTCCAGTAACAGACTTAGATTTAAGTCACTATGTAATACGTCATTCAAACGCAACAAGCGGTGCTACTTACTCAAATAGTGTAACACTAGCGGAAAAGGTTTCACGCCCTGCTAATACTGTTGTAGTTCCTGCAATCACAGGCACATATTTTATTAAGTCTATTGATAAGTTAGGCAACAATTCTTTAAACGCCTCTAGTCAGGTAGCACTAATTGAGAATATTAAAGGTCTAAATGCAGTAGCTACAACCACACAAAGTCCTAGTTTCACAGGGACAAAAACAAACACAGCCGCAGTTGAAGATGGTTTAGTATTATCTACACAAGGGTTATTTGACGCGGCAACAGGAAACTTCGATGATGCTTCGGGATTATTTGATGGTGGTGCTGATGCAGTTCATCTAACAGGTTCTTATGAGTTTGATAATTTTGTTGATTTAGGGCAAGTTTTCACTAGTAGAGTATCAACTAATATATCTGTTGTTCGTGTTGAATATGCAGATTTATTTGATTCCGCAACAGGTTTATTTGATTCAGCTATAGGTAATTTTGATGGGGATGTTCAAGCCTTTGATGATACAAATGTGCAAATACAAGTTGCAACGACAGAGGGCGATCCATCAGGAAGCCCAACTTATACAGCGTTTCGACCATTCTTTGCAGGTGATTACAAAGCAAGAGCATTTAAGTTCAAGGCTATATTAACAACAACTTCAACCACAGCATCACCAAAGGTTACAAGTTTATCTGTAACTATTGATATGCCTGACAGGGTTGTGGCTGAATCTGATATAGCAAGTGGCACAGGAACTAAGGCAATAACCTTTAGCCCTGCATACAAAACATTAAGCGGAATAGGAATTACAGCGCAGAACTTATCAAGCGGTGATTATTATGCTATAACAAGTAAGTCAGCAACAGGATTTACTATTCAATTCTTTAATAGTAGTAATGCAGGTGTAAACAGAACCTTTGATTATGTCGCAAAAGGGTTCGGAGAAGTGGCGGCATAAGGAGATATAAATGGCAACACATGATTATGTAATCGCAAACCAATCGTTCCCTAACTTTAGGTCTGATTTAAATAGTGCTTTATCAGCAATTGTAAGTAACAATTCAAATGGAACAGCACCATCTACAACATTTGCTTATCAATATTGGTATGATACAGGAAATAATATCCTCAAAGTAAGAAACGCAGATAATGATGCTTTTATAAGTTTATTTACGTTTGACCAAAGCGCAGATACAGCCGCCCCTTCTACCATTAATATTGTCTCAGATACTTCCCCACAACTCGGTGGTAACTTAGATGTAAATACGAAAAACATAGTATTTGGCGATAGTGCTAGTGCATCAGATGACCGCCTTGCTTTTGGCGCAGGTACGGATTTATCTATCTACCATGATGGTTCACACTCTTATATAGATGATACTGGTACTGGTAATTTAAAGATACAATCTTCACAGGTTGATATCCTTGGCACTTCAGAAACAATGGCAACATTTGTTGATGATGGTGCAGTCACACTCTTCCATAATAATGTGGCTAAAATAGCGACTACAGCGAATGGAGTTTCAGTCACAGGAACAGCTATAGCCACAACAGATACAGACACAACTAATACTGGCTCAGTTACTTTGGATTTTGCTACCAATCAAAATTTTGTCCTTACGCTCACAGGTGCAGTCACACTTGCAAACCCATCAACAGAGCAAGTTGGTCAATCAGGGTTTATTGCATTTATTCAAGATGGAAGTGGAAGTAGATTAGTTTCATTAGATGGGGATTATGAAAAAGCAGGTGGTGGTACAACATTAGATTTATCAAGTACAGCAGGGGCAACAGATTTAGTTCCATATGTAGTCATAGCCGCAAATAGAATTTTACTTGGCACACCGCAGAAAGCATTTGCATAATGTCAGG